CTCCTTGAAGAACGCCTCTGCGACGAGATGGACCGGCCCATCCGGCACGCCCGGGTCGATGTCCACAAGACCACCACGGATGGCGAGGTGGTCGCCCAAGCCTACTCGGATCTCGACGGCTGGATTCGGATCGAGGTCCCCAAGGGCACCTACTGGCTCTACATCGTCACGCATGACGGGCAGCACGTGGAGAAGCGCGTGCGGGTGTGGGACCCGGAGGTTGACAAAACCCAGATGGCGCACAGGCGGACGGTGATTCCGAAGTAGAGTGACCACCCGCACGCTCGACCTCGACCTCCAAGGCACCTACGACCCGAGCTGGGCCCAATCCCCCCTTCACGCCTCCGACAAGCCCATCATCCTTGTGATCGGGGGGTGGCGCTCCGGGAAGACGCTGGCCGTCGCCCGCCACCTCGTCACCCTGGGTTTCCTCTATCCCGGGGCCCGATTCTTCGGGGGCCGCTTCAAGGAAGAGCGGGTCCTCGATGCGATGGTCCCGAACATCCTGGCCGTGCTCTCCGATCTGGACCGCTTCAACCACCGCCGCATCCCGCCAGAAATCGCCGACTTCATCGGATGCCGCGACTTCGAGACCGACGACGATCACCTCCTCTACCGCCTGACCGCCCCGATCGGGAAGCACCTCGCTGGAGAAGTCCTCACCATGGCGGACCTCCTCTCGCTCGATGTGCGCCCCGTGGATGTCCTGGAAGGCGAAAGCCTGCTCGTCGATTGGACCAAGAGCGACATGACGATTAGCCTACGCTGGGGAACCACGTTCAAGTTCGGCCACCTCCAGCAGGTCGAGAGCAACTTCGGGTCAACGGAGTACAGTTGCATCTGGTGCGATGAGGCCAGCACGGATATCGACCACAAGGGCTTCCTCTACTTCATGGGCCGCGGAACCTACCAGGTCAGGACGCCCCAGAAGCTCATCCTCTCGACCAACCCCCCCGATGAGGACCACTGGCTCCACAAGGAGTTCGTGGAAGCCTCTCGGGACGACCGGGCAGTGGTCGAGATTCCTCTGGAAAGCAACAAGGCGCTGATGACCCGGGACCCGAACTACATCGTCGGGCTACGGAAAAATCTGCCTCCAGACTGGGTGCGGCGATTCGTGGATGGCACCTGGGCCTCGCTGATCGTGGGGGAAGCGGTCTACGGGGGACACTACCGGGAGAGCATGGGCGAACATCCAGAGACGATCGCCTGGCATTTGGGCCGGGCGCCCATCCCCTGGATAAAGACCCAGCCGATCCTGCGGGGGTGGGACTTCTCGACCTTCTACACGGGCGTCGTCTGGAATGCCGTCTCCGCCACCGGCCAGATCCGGGCGTTGAAGTCCGAGCTGTTCACTGGACTTTCCGGCTCCGATGTCATCCAGGAAGTCATCCGGAAGACCCACGAGAAGTTCCCGGGAGCGGGATGCTTGGATTACGTGGACCCGGCCGCTTTCCAGACCGAGCCTTCCGAACTCGGATCTTGTGTCCAGGCCATGTCCAAACCCGGGAACGATTTGAGCCCGATCGGTGGGGCGCCACTCTGGGTGGACCGCCGGGATGCTATCATGCAGATCCTCTCCCGGCACGTGGGGGATGGCCCGGCCTTCGTCGTGAGCCGGGAACCGGACACAATTCTCTTGCAAAAGGCGCTGGCCGGGGGATACCATTACCCGACGGACAGCAGAACGGGAGTCGTGAAACGCGACAAGCCGGAAAAGAACACGCTCAGCCACGTCATGGAGGCGCAGGAGTACATCGTGACCGGGCACCTGTTCAGTTACCGGACCAACCCGTGGAAGTCGCCCAAGCGGCTCGGCCGGAGCTACGTATAGCCGTGGGAGCCTGAGTGGCCATACGCATCAAGGCGCACCGGAAGGACCCCGACCCTCCCCGGAGGGCCTCTCTCCCAGCCATCCACGCCCGCCGGAACGGTAAGATCTCGTTCCGAGATCACGAAGGCCTCTCCCACACCATTGACCGTGAGCATCTTGCCTTAATCACCAGCACCTTCATCCAGGAACATGACGATTGGCGCCAGGGGTGGATCGCCAAGGCCAACGCCATGTGGGATATCTGGAACAACCTCCAGGACTGGAGCGCCAAGGAGGACTGGCAATCCCGGCTGTTCATCCCCAAGGGCTTCAATGTCATCGAGCAGGGCACGGCGATGACCGAACGCGCCCTGATCGACCAGCCGGATTACCTGGCCGTCGAGCCGGCCGAGGAAGGCAACAAGCTGGCGGATGGCTTGGCGCGGTACTGGACCGAGGAGATCAAGTGGCACTGGCTCCCGCAAAACCTCAATGCCCCCTACACATTCTCCACCATGGCCCAGACGAGTTACATCCAGGGGATGTCGTGGTGGCTCAAGCTGCGTTATGTGATGCGGGAGCGGGTCAAGCTGGAACTCGCCGCCCAGGCCACTCAGCGTGACCGATTTCGCGGAGAGCCGACGACCCCGGAACCCGCACTCCAGATCGTGGCGATTCCCAACTCGGTCGTCGATGGGGCCCTGATCTGGGACCTTATCCCGACCGAGCGCGTGTTCTTCGACCATCGGAACTGGAAGCACGAGCACGGCGCCGAGCCGAAGCCACTCTACTGGATTCACCGGGAGTTCCCGGACCGGGCCCAGGTCATGGCCCTGGCGGATCTCGGGGAGTACGACGGCGAGGCCATCGACCGCCTGAAAGACACGCACATCAGTAGCGATCCCCTGGGGTACGAGGAGGAGCTGGATCGGCGCAAGAACGTCTCCTACGAGACCACGAAGTTCCGCCCCAGGATTATGACGGACGAGCACTGGGGTCACATCGTGGACGACAATGGCGACATCCTCGCCATGGACATGCTGTGGAGCGTGGGGAACCAGAAGGAGATCATTCTCCCGCCCGTTCCCAACCCGCTCTACAGCCGCAAGATCCCCGCCATCGCGTTCGGGTGTATCCCCGTTCCGGGGATGCCGCTCTACTGGCGGTCGCTGATCGAGTCGGTGTCCGGTCTCAACCGAGGCATTAACAACATCATCAACATGCAGTTGGACAGCTACGCCAGTACCATCATGGGTCAGGTCGCCGTCAAGCCGGACTTCCTGCTTACCCCAGACGATCTCGAACAGCACCCCCTGAAAACCTGGCTCCTGAAGATGAACGCCCCCCAGGACACCATCCGCTGGCAGCAGCCAGGCAGCGCCATCCTGGACACGATCCAGATCCTCAACCTGCTGGACCGGATGTTCCAGAACGGAGCGTTCGTCAACGATTTTCTGACGGGCAGCACCTCCAACCCCAGGGAGGTCACGGCCACCGAGGTCCTGGAGAAGGGGCAGCAGGCCGCCGCGGCGTTCTCCCGGATCGTAGGCATCCAGGAGCGGGAGGGATTCGGTCGCGCCGTCGGACTGACCTACGACTTCCTGCTCCAGTACCACATTCCCGGTCGGACGAAGCGCACGGCCGAGGTCTTCGGGAACGCGATCAACCGGCTGGATATGATGTCCGATGCCGAGCGCATGGCGTTCCTGTCTGGAGACTTCAACTTCCGCTTCTGGGGGATCACGGCGGCGATCCGACAGAGCCAGTACCTGGCGTCGCTGCTGCGCTTCTTGGAGATCCTCAGCGGCGGTGCGGCGGCTCTTGGGGCGAATCTGCCGGAGATTGGCCGGGAGATATCCAAGGCCCTGCATCTGAATCCCGACATGGTATTCTCCGGTCAAGCGCCGATCCAGGTGCAGGGCCAGGGGGAGCAGGGCTCGCCCCCCAAGCCCCCGGAGGCCCCGGGCAAGACGCCAGGGCCCATGAGCCTGGCCAACACGATCGGAGGTCAAGGGCCGCAGGGCCAGGGCCAGCCGGTGGCGTTTTGACCGTTCGTAGGCTGGTGCAAGTCGGACGCGAATACGGTGCCGCCATGGTCGTGTATCGGCGGTGCCGAATACGCCGTGGTGAGCCACGGTACGCCGTCTTTGACGTGGACCAAATTGCGGGTCTTATCAGCCCGAAGCCATTGCAGGAGTTCCATCGGAAGCGGGACGCCCTGCGCTGGACCGAACACGCGAAGAAGGGAGGTGATGGTCCCTTGGCGAAGAAGAAGGCTCCGGTGAAGAAGAAGGGCACGAAGGACAAGTTCAAGTATTAGGCCGGAGGCCGGAGCTGGGCCCACCGGCTCCGGCATCCACCCATGATCCTAGACGCCACCGCGCTCCAGGCCATTAACGTGGTCTTGGATGACAAAGCGAAAGAAGAGTTCCACGGGGAAGATGATGATTATTTCATCACGGACATCGAAATTGCCGAGCGGCTCAGTGCCATCCTTCGGAAAACAGTGACCGAGCAAGACGCGCACTGGTTCATGTTCCTCTACATGGACGGGAAGTACATGACGGTGCATTGATGATCGTTCGTGAGCCGGTGTTTCTACCGCCAGTGTGGTGTCCAGAGAACCCTGACGGGACGTATTCGTGGCCCGTAGTGATTGGAGGCGTCACGAAGTGGTGGAGTATTCGCACCCCGTCGGACATTCCAGAAGCATACGCCGCTCCTCTCACCAGAGCCGTCTGGCGGCAGGGCCATGTCCTTCCCGTCCGTATAGAGGAGCATGAGAGTGAGTAACATGAGAAGAAAGCCATCACCGTTTCGATTCCCAGCGCGCATCCCTCGCGTGCTGCGGGATGCACTCCGCGAGGGGATCAAGGCGGAAAGTTGCAGGGAAAGTTTCGTGGAGAAGTTCGTCCACGCCGAGCGCCCATGGCAAAAAAGGCCACCAAGGCCTACCAGCGCCTGAAGGACGTGCCCGATGCCGACAAGACCGGCCGGATGCTCCTCATCCGGGACGGGAAGCGGAGCGACTTCTGGACCGTGGTGCTCTGCCCGCTGCTCTCGAAGATGATCGAGGTGCGAGTGGATGGCCTCATCGTCCAGGACAATCCAGAGGCGCGCGGTGGGATCAAGGCCCTCCAAGAAGTCATGTGGGAGATCGACGCCGACTTCCGGTCGGCCATTGAGGCGTCCCGGAGGATCATTAAAGCCGGAAATGCCCTTGACACCACGCCTAGATGACGTATGATTTCCGTGGAATCGGTGGCTGACTTGCTCCGGCGCATGCTCTCCGATGGGGAGTATGGGACGGTGCGGATTAAGCTGGAACCACCGCACATCGTGCAGGTGTGGAAGGAGCTGTCGATGCAATCGGATTCCCAGGTAAAACAAGCGTAACGTAGGCTAGCAGAGGACTGCGGCCCCACTGGGGTCCCGGAATCATCCGGGCCCCTGGTGGGGCTTTTTGTTTTTCTGGCCGTGTGGCTGCCTCTCAACCGGGAGGAGCAGGCGAGCGGCGGAGGACCAAGGAACATGGCAGAGCCGCAGGACGACCCGAGTGGCCGCCTCCCCGAGGGAGGAGCAGGCGATCAGGGGCCTGATCTTGGCGAACGCCCGTTCATCCCGGCGGACCCAGATGAGCCCGGATCGGAAGAGACGCCCGAAGAGCCCGGAGAAGTCGAGACCCCAGAAGGCGAGCCCAAGCCCAAGAAGGGACGGCCCAACTTCGAGGAGCTGGAACGCCGGCTCACCGAAAACCTCACCCGGCAGTTCCAGGCGATGCAGAGCACGATCTTCAACAAGCTGCTCGTGAGGCAGCGTGAGGCGGACGCTCCGGCAGCGAAGCCTGATCTCAGCCTGGACGAGCGGGCCGACCAGCTCACGGACGAGATCTACAGGAAAGCCGAGAGCATCGAAGATCCCGTCAAGCGCGAGCGGTTCATCGTGCGCGAGGTGGCCAAGATCCCGATGAAGATTCAGGAAGATATCCAGATGGATCGCGGGTATTCCCAGGCCATGGCTGCCGTGAAGCAGAAGTGGCCCTTCCTGGAAGACGACGAGATCAGGGCCATCGCCACGAAAGTCGCTCAGCGGCCGTCCTACGAGAACGCCGACACGGCCTGGAGTGAGGAGGTTGAACAGCATCTCGCGCGAGCAGTCGCGCGGGGCGAAGGCTACAAAAAGGTCTTGGACGATCGCTTCAAATCCCGGCGTCGCGCGGGGGCGGTGCAGGGCAATTCCGGACAACCTCCTGCCAGGCGCAAGCCCGCCGACGTGCCGCCGATGACGATGGCTCAGCAGCGTGCCGTGATCGCCCAGCGAAAGGTGTTTCGCGGCACGGGCTAAGCCGATGGAGTAGACCATGCCAACGTTCCAATGGGTTGCCGATATCGGAGGCGTGGCAAAGAACCACGCCTTGTCCCAGAAGATCCGAGAGCAAGCCCTGGCCGAAACCCGGGTCGAGCAGTTCACGGACATCGAGCCCGGGTACGGCAAGGGCAAGGGCGAGACGGTCAACATCGAGACCATCATCACGCCAGCCATCCCCTCCGACCCGACGCTCTCCGAAGGCCAGACCATCCCGCGGGATACCCTGACGAGGGCGACCCGGGCCATCACGGTCCAGGAGCTTGGCCGGGGCCTGGAGTACACCAACCTCGCCAGGCAGCTCACCTTCTACGATCTCAAGCAGAAGGCCCAGTGGGCGCTCAAGGAGCAGTTGCGCTTGATGATGGACAAGCTGGCGGCCGACGCCTTCAAGCGCACCCAGCTCAAGTACGCCGCCACCGGCATCACCACGCTCAACAAGGCCCTCTCGGGCACATTCGGCACCAGCGCGACGGTCGGGCTCACGGTCGATCACATCCAGCAGATGCGGGACGACCTCGCGTCGGTGTACTTCGCCGCGCCCTGGGATGGCAACTTCTACATGGGTCTCTTCGCCACGAAGGCCTGTACGAGCCTGCGGCGGGACCCGGACTGGAAGGAGCCGCGGATGTACCTCGACCCAGGCAAGGCGCACTACGAGGGCGAGATCGGCTCCATCCGCGGCGTGCGGATCGTCGAGATCACGCACGGCAGCGCCTTCTCGGGGACCATCGGCACCGGATCGGCGTTCGGCGAGGGGGTCATCTTCGGCCGCGATGCCGTGGCCGAGGCGGTCGCGCTCGACCCGGAGCTGCGGCTGGACGTTCCCGAAGATGCCGGCCGTGTCCAGGCCATCGTCTGGTACGGCATCCTGCGCTTCGAGCCGGTCCACGCGGTCGCGCCGGCGGTTGCCGGTCGGGCCAACATCATCCACTTCGGCAGCACCTAGCCGCCGAACTTGAGCCGCCCGTGAGCTAAGGGCTGGAAACAGTAGACGCGCCACGGGTGAGCAGGAGCGCGATATGGGAAATCCCCTGGGGTTGAACTTCGCGGGATCGGAGACAGCCGATGTCTTGACGGCGACCGGAGACGATTTTGTCTGGTCCCCTGGGACCAAGGTCGAGATCATCGCCGTCTACGACATCCTGACCGTTAGCGTCACCGGCACGCCGGTCGTGAAATGGGATAAGCGCGTCACCGCGGCGTCTGATACTGGCCGAGGCGATGGCGATATCGTCTCGATGACGTATCCCACAGATCCCATTGCAGGCCGGGTCGTCTACAAGGAGCTGACCACGCCGATTGTGCTGTATCCAGGCGAGCAGGCGGTTCGAGACGTTACGACCACCGGCTCCGCAGGATCGGCCATCGGACGGATCATCTATCGCTGTCTGAGTGAGCGCCCGGCGAACTTCCCGCATGCTGCGGCAGTCGCCGGCACGTAACCAAACCTGATGGGGCTGGGGCTGCCGAATTACTAGTAGGCAGTCCCGGCCCCCTCCTACGCGACGGCACCGCCGCTCGGGGCCGGCGTTCACGGAGGAAATATGAGCGGGTACAGTCGGGACCGGAACATCCTCTGGAAGCGCAAGGAAATCTACATCCCGGTCGAGCGCTTCAGCGGGCTTCAGCTCCAGGCGATCGTCTCTGGCGGGCAAACCTACACGGCGCTCCTCCAGATCAGCCCGGATTCCGCGCTCGCGCAGCTCGGGAAGACCACAACCACCAGCTACACCATCCCCGGTCGCACCTTCGGCATCAACCTGGCCAGCCTGGGCACGGGCGCGCGCATCGTCCGCGAGATCGAAGCCCTGGCCATGACCGGCATGCTGATGACCACCGACGGGGATGACGTGCAGCACGTGATGATGCTGCCCTCTGACCTGGATCGGAACCACACCATGGGCGTCCGGGTCCACTGGACCTCGGCGGCTGCTGCGGTCGGCTCACGCACCCTCCTGTGGCGCGTGCGCTTCCTCCCGGTCACGGCCGGCACGACGGCGCTGATCCTGCCGGCGACCGCCCTGGATACGGCCATTGCGGCGCAGGCCCCGGCCGGAACATCCAGCGTGATCGAGCGCACCGGACGTGGTATCATCAACGCATCAACGCTCGCTGCCGCCAGGACGCACATCGCGTGGCGGGTAGAAGCGCAGACCATCACGAGTTTCACGGAGAACAAGTACCTTCTGGGCCTGGAGATCGACTACGTGCCGCGCATGACGCAGACGCGGTACGACCAGGAACGGCTGGTCGATGCGCCTCCGGTTCAGAACAACTTCCTCGACAACGTGAGTTAGCGGCGACTGGAGCGGGGGGAGTCCGGTCCCTTGGGGCCGGCTCCCCCGGGGGTTCCCATGACGGATTACGCATTTATCGCTCTCGGGGCCCTGGTTCTGGCGCTGTCTGGCTTCACGGGCCGCTTCGAGGGCATGTCCTCCGAGAATACCCGATGGGGCATGGCGGCCTGGGCCGCCGGCCTGGCGTTGCCATTCCTCGTCGGGAATCCCCTCCTGGCGTTGGGTCTCCTCCTGTGCTGGGCCTCTCCCGGGCTGTCACTCCTGACGACGCAGAGCGTGGGCGGGAAAGTCCATGGGACGCGCATCAAGATCCCCGGTGGGTTTATCGACGTGGCCAGCGCCATGAGCAAGGAACAGGTCATCCCCGCACTCTACACCATGGCGGCGGCCATAGGGGTCCTCATCGGCCTACGAGAGGCCTTCCTGCGCGGCCTGGAGTGGCCGATCCGGTGGCTATTCATCGCTGGGGCTCTGCTCAACATCTTCCATGGCTGCGTCACGACCTTCACGGGCTGGTTCAAGACCTCGAAGATGTTTCCTCGCACGGGCTATCGTGGGCCCTGTGCGTGGACCGGCAATCCCGTGCATTTCGGCGCGATCATGGCGCTGAGCCTGCCGATGCTCTTTTCCGCTCCCGTGGTCCTCGCGGTCGCGGTCATGGCCATCCTGGTCTGGGCGTCGGTCCTATCGGCCTCCAGGGTCGCCGTTGTTACCAGCGGTGTGGCGATCGGGGCGTGGCTCTTTCTCCAGGGGCTCCCCCTGGCAGCGCTCCTTTCGGTTCCTCCCATGGCCATGGGTATCGTGATCGGTCATCGCTGGCACTGGGACCCTGCGGCATTCAGCCTGATTGCACTCCGAGACTTCTTCGCCAGCGGGGGGCGGGTTCGCCTCTGGCGCTATGCGTTGACGTGGATCAAGAAGCACCCCATCGTTGGCATCGGCCTCGGGGCCTGGGACGTGATCGTGGGCCGGACGTTCGAGCCCGAGAGCCCGGAGCGCTGGGACAACGCGCACAACGAGTTTCTGCATGTTGCCGTCGAGTGTGGCCTGCCTGCCGCCTTGTGCTTCGTCGCCTGGTTCGTCCTGGCGCTCTCCGGCGCGGCATCCGTCGAGACAACCACGGGCCTCGCCATCGCCGGGATCATCAGCCTGGTGCAGTTCCCGTTGAGGATTCCAAGCGTGTCGCCCTACGTGCTTTACTTTGTTGCTCGCAGTCTTGCCCACATTTGACGCATGTGGAGGCGGTGATGGAAGAATGCACGGAAGTCAAATCGGCCGGTCATTGGCTGGGGTCTAGCGTGAACTGGAAGCATCGCATCATCGCCTTCAAGTGGCGGTTTGATGTGGGCCGGTCGGTGATGCAGAGCTATATCAACCCGGTCGTGCGCACGGTTGGTTTCGTGGCCGGCGCCATTCTCACGGCTCGGGCTGGGACAAACGCGACGGCGGCGTGGATTGCTGCGCAGCCGCTCTGGATCGGTGGCGCTCTGGCCGGGCTGTACTTCGTGACCTGCTTCTCCATCGGGTGCGTCTGGATCGACCTGGCCAAGATCCTGCGCCGGGAATCCGAGGTGACGCTGCAAGCGAATGCGCCGCTCCAGGAGGTCCTGGAGCGGTCGCGCCGCATCGAAGCGCACCTCGCGCAGGCCTTGTAGGAGGACCCATGGGAAGTCACCTCATCATCAGCAGTGACAAAGATACACACTTCACGGGGGAACTCGTCACGAATGCGCGGGAGAATGAGAGCCTGGTCATCCGGGCCGGCGAAGTGGTGCGCGGGCAGATCGAATCCCTGAGCATCATCGCGGACCAGAACCTCGCCTGGGATGTCTTCGTGTTCGAGACGGACAACTTCTCGAACGCGGATATGGATGTGGACTCCTTCGTGGACTTTGAGTCCTTCACGGTGGCCAGCGGCGTGCAGATTGCCGGGGCCGGCTCGTTCTACTACGGCACCTCGGCGCTGGATATCCCCTATACGGCTGGGGACGGCAAGATCCACCTCAGCCTGGTCAATCGCAGCGCCGGCTTAACCAAGACCGCAGGAGCGGCCGGGGAAGTGGTCGTGAAGATCGGCTACCGGATCGACGGGCAGGGAGGCTAAGATGCCACACGCGGGGGGAGCGCCGATCATAGACCGGATTCGTTTGGACATCGACGCCCTCGTCGAGCGCCGCGGGGTGCTGGAGCGAGAGATCGCGGACCGGAAGATCGTGCTGACGGCGGCCGGGGCGGAGCAGATCATCACCGCGGCGCAGGCACAAGCCCGAGCCATCGTCGCAAAGGCTGAACAGGCATCCGCCAGGCGCACGGCGCTCGCCGAGCATGAGTATCAGACGCTCAAGGCACTTCAAGAGACCAGGCTCGCCGAGGAGCGGGACGCCACCCAAGCTCGCGCGATGGGCGAGCTGGATGCGCTCCAGTCTCAGCGGAAAGAACTGGAGGATCAACTCAGTCGCATGGGGGAGGAACGGGAGCGGCTGAACATGATTCTTGTGGATGCGCAGCGGGGGCTGAAGGCCGCCGAAGCCAGAACGGAAGCCATTCGCGCGGAAGCCTCAGAGGCGACGGCGCTGGCGAGCAGACACATCGAGAAGTTCCGGGCGATGGCCGTGGGTCTGGCGAAAGCGCTGGAGCCGTTCTGCGGGTAGCGCGCGATGCCCAGTGTCCGGAGGGACGATGATCGGGGAACACCGTTTAATGTTGCCGATGACTGGACGGGTGTGGTCACGGCGAAGACGATCCGCACCCCAGCCTCGGGGAGTTACCTCCGGGTCGAGAACATCGGGGTGTCGGTCACGGCGGCTTGCAACATCACGTTCTTCTGGGATAGCGATACGGTGGCAAATCGGCTTGCCAAGTACAATGCGGACGGAAGCGGCTGGAGCGGGAATCCGAAAGTTCCCGTTGATGGGCCGAGAAATGCCGTGCTGAAATACTCCGCGTCGGCCGCGGGGGGATCGTTCAACGTCGTAGGGAAAGAACGGGCATGACACTTACGGCGAACGGCAAGGCGTATATCGCCGATCAGGTCGGCCCTCGCGCGGATCTCCCGATGGCCACCGGCCGGCTGGCGGCCATTGCGCTCGGGACCGGGACGCCCACGGC